TTCACCTAGATGATACTTAACTTTACGACGACGGAGATTATCTTGACCACCTGCAGATACTAGAGTATGACCAACTTCAGATGTATCAGTTACTTTGATATTATGTTCATAGTCATGGTCTGATTCATTATCTTTTTTATCGTCAGCTTTTGGTTCATCCTGCTCTTGAACTTTCTTTAACTTTTTAAAGTCATTGAAACGAAGAACATCTTTGGCAAAATTGTATTTACTATTTTTGTTTACTACTGGAGAATCAGTTGTGACAGAAATCTTATCTGTTCCATCGATTTGTTTAACTGCTTCTTTTAATTTTGTTGGCTTCAATGTAGCATCGTATTGAATACCTTGCTCTGTGGCAAGATTAAGCATTTTGTCGAGGATATGAAGTGCTTCTGGATTAAGTGCTTTGGATCTAACTTTGCGTAAAGCAGAGTTAATTAAATTCTCTGGATTAGAAGAAGTCTCTGCATTTTCTACTCCAAGCATTGTAGCAATAATACGAGCGACTTTAATCTTGTCGTTCGGTCTTAATGTTTTGTCTGTAAGTTGTTCGTTCATATCTTCTTTTTCTTCTGTTTGTTTAACATCATGAATCCATTTTGATACAAGATTTCCTGACGCTTCTTTTAATAACAAATGATTTGAACCACGCTTAACAATAGTAAATTTTTCGCCATTTGATTCTACAATATCGCCTTCGTTAAAAATCTCACCTTTAAAATACTTCTCACGGAGATCATTTTTTACGAGGACAATCTGCTCTTTAATTGGTTCAAGTCCCATTCCAACTCGAACATCATTCATTAGACGACGACCATCTAATTCACGAATTGTACTAGGCAATTTCTTTTTAAACTCTTCATACAAACCCTTTGATGCAATAGACTTCATCTTTGTGTCTGATGCATCTGGGTTCTTTTCATTAATTGCAATAATTTCTAAAGAGGTATTTTCTAAGACCATCTTCTTAAATGAAGTGACTTGTTCGCTACCAGAAACTATTACAATATTTTTATATTTGGTGCTTAATTCTTTTAAAGCGATGCCGATCTTTGTTTCATTCAAGGACTTAAATTTAGTCTTAGGGAACATTAAATTTAAGTATTGTTCCTTCTTTTCTTCTTGAATTAAACTAGATGGAGAAGTGAAGATTAAGTGGTCAGACTTTTTCTGTTCTGCCAATCTTTTGACTGTTTTGACTAAGAGTTCATGTGCTATTGTAGGAGGATCAAAATCCCCAACCGCACAAACCAATGTATTAGAGGGTAACTCTTTTAGTAATTGTCTATAATCTTTCATTTAATCCATCTATAAAGTATAACAGTATTATTTAGGAGTTATGCAACTGCAATTAACGCTTGGGCTGCAGCTACAATCCAGCGACAGGCGATCTCGTCTGATGCTAGTTCTTGTTGAGCACGAATAGAAGCGATCTCGCTTAGAAGATATTCGTATTCTTCCTTACTTAGTTGTCCCTGCTCGTAGTTCTCTCGGATTACTAGGAGTTCATTAGCTAAAACTGAAGCTGGACCACCAAGTCCAGCTTGCTCTCTTAAATCGTTTAGGATGCTCATTTTCTTCCTTTCCATGCATCGATGGCTACATCGACTCTTGTTCTGTTAAGTTTGAGGATACTTTCACAAAAAGTTTGGCTCTTACTATCATAGGCTTTAGTCACCGCATCTTGCAAACTCTTAAATGCTGGTGCTTGTGGGTCATCTCTTAAAGTAGAATAGACTTTAACAGTTTCTATTTTATCCATTAAAGGTTTCCAGTTAGTTTTATCTTCACAAGTAACCTTAGTCATCCCTACCTTAACATCTACCAAATATCCAAACATAACTGGATCGTGTGGTTTAGGAAAGATAATCGCACAGCCAGATAAAATTAGAACAAATGCTACAGTTAGTAATCTCATTTTGTCATCGCCTTTCGTAGATCGTTATATAAGTCATCTTTATGTTCTGGTTTCATCTGTGAAGATAAATGAGAGTGAAACTCTTTCTTTTTACCAGATGATGCTAACTCTCTTAATTTAGTTCCAGAAATACCAGCTACACCTTTAGCATTATCATCTCGTTCACCAGAAGAACTAAATGTGATATCTTTAAAGTCGTAGTGACCATGAGCACCTTTAACACCATTATATTTCTTAAGCAATTCATACATTGGTTTGCGATCTGAACCACCAACAAAGTGTAGATGAGTCACACCTTTAGCGTGTAGGTCAGCTGCATGTTGAAGAACAGTTGGTTTGTCTTTGGAAGCAACCTCAATATTAGTTCCAGGAAATGCATTTCGTGCATGTTTCAATTTCTGTTCTGGACTTAGTGGATTCTTACCATCTTTTGTATTGTGAGAGTGAGAAAGAATCAGAGTATGACCACCACCAACTTGTTTGGCTTTATCTTTGATAGTCTTGACGACTTCTTCATGACCAGCAGTTGGAGGATTCATACGACCATATGCCAACACATGATGTTTCGCAGCATTTGTATTACCTGCTGGTGCACCTGGACGAGATTTTAATAGATTCTGACGAGCAAACTCTGCACGATTGACTAACTTAGTTGGCTCTGTGACACCATTGTGAGAATGATTGTAAACGAATCCCTCTGGTTTAGAAGCAACACCACCAATAGCATGAGCATAAGAACCTTCATTTGTTTCTAATGAAGAAACCAATTGATTCTTTGCAGCTTGTAGATGTCCATGCAACTTCAGAAGATTATCGTAGTGTTCTTTGTTTGTGTCAATATGTTTTAATTGAGCACCAGCATTATTCATAATCTCTTGCTTTTTAGCAGGAGTTTTAATCTTATCGAATTTCTTTTTTAGTTGTCCAGAAACATGGTCTTTAAATCCTGCAACGGAAGGAGTTTCTCCAGTACGAACTGTTTGATTAATATAAGTTGCTAGATGTCCAGCTTCACCACTGTGTTCTGGGTGAATTGCTTTATACATTTTATTGCCATGTTTTTCGTGAATCGTTTTTGCTTTAGACAATTCACTAAGAACTTTCTGTTGTGCTTTCTCTGAATAGTCAGCACCTGCTGCATTGTAGCTGGCAGTATGATGATAAACATCCGAGTGATTACCGAACTCGCTATCAGAAACATTACCAGTAGCACGCATGTTGCTAAGGTTAGTTCCTTCGTATTTTGTATGAGTAACTACACCTATATGAGATTTGTTAATTGCTTTGGCTTTATCACCTTTAGCAGTATAAGTGATAGTGTTTGGAGTAAAAGAAGTTTTATCTCCCTCTTTCTTTATATCAGGTTTAGTGAACATCACATCACCTTGATAAACACCTTTCTTTGGAGCAATCTTTGGTAGATGCTCGAGTGCTGCTTTTAACTTTTCCACTAATCCTGGAGCATGTCCATGATTCTTCTCAACATCTTCTGGTGTATAATTTAATTTTGGGTTTTTATTAAATGCAGATTTAGATGCAACAAAGAACTTTCCTGTTTCTGGATGATGACCATAAACAAGAGATGGAGAGCCATCATACTTCATTGTCAATTTGTTTGACTGTTGACCTTGTTTAGTATGGAAATGTGCAGCATGCAGAGCATTGTAGGCATGATTAAATCCATCTGCTCCATGAAACAGTGGACGATCTTCAGCGTGAGTAATATGCTTTAGTTTAGCACCCTCTTCTGTGGATACTGCTTCTGTTAGAAAATCTTTAAAACCTACAATTGTCATTTTATTCTCTTTACCGATCCGTCTGAATTAGCAAACCATGCTTCAAATTCTATCTGTGGAAATTTCTCTTTTAATTTTAAAAAGACTTTTAAGTTTGCCATTGAGTCATCAAACAGCCTAACTTTACCATAAACTCCATCTTGAATATAGTTGTTTATAATAATGTATTTTTTAATCGCAGGAACTTCAATGTCACCGATGTTTCCTGCTCGTTCAACACGAACCTTATCAATATCAAATCCATATTTGCGAAATGTTTGTAGAAACTTTTCTTTATTATCAAAGTTTGATCTAGCAGTAACAATGATAACTTTACTTAGCGGATTTCTTAAAGAGTTAGTTAGAATCGCTTTTGCTTTCGCAAGCATTCTTCCAATAGGTTTGGATTCTTTATAGAATTTATCAGCATCGTGGAACTCTGAATAATCAAACTTCTCACCAGCTTTTAATGTATAAGTATTGTATTCTTGATTCGTTAGTTTCTTAAGAACAACACCATCTTTAATAACTGCGATCTGTGCAGTGGTGTGAAACAGAGTGTCATCGATATCAAATACCGTAAGACTCCCTTTGTTTTCTTGTTCTTTTATGTATTCTCTTAGCCTTTTCATACTTCTATTATACCGCAAATTGCAATAAGTGTCAAGCAATAACCCTACAAAGTTGAGGGGATTATTTCAGCCCGAAAGTCCCTACTAGTCCCTTGTGTGGACCAGAGGAACTCTTAACAGTCATAGTGGCGACTCGAACAACTTTACCAGTGTCCGCATGAGTACCTCTAATAACAGCTGTTGTTCCCTGATGTACTACATGAAGATCTTTAACTTTCGCCAAATGCTCGTCTGCGATACCATGTGCAGGTTTAATAACAGAGTCAGCAGATCCGTTGTCTTTAACTTTACTATGAGCAACAGTATGTGGAATATGAGTTGGTGCTGATACATGGTCACGAACAACTTGTCGTAGTTCTTCGTCTGATTTTTTCGCAAGACCACTAACGAAATGTCCAGCAACTGCTTGTTTAGCAGTCAATGAAGATGCTTCAGCACCCTCTGCTCTTGCTGCAGACTTTTGTAAAAATAGTGCACGCTTACCATCATGTTTAATAGAATCGTGTGCTTGCACAAACTTAGCAAGATGTTCATGCATAGTTTTATTTTTACCACTTAATGATTTACCAGAATCAACTAATGCTTGTAAACGACCATGTTCATTTCTTGCTTTATCAATTCCCATCTTATCAATTTTATATTGAATATTTCTTTGATCAGCAGAACCATTATATCCTAAACTTTCCATATGTTTGTGGTGAAAGTCTGTCAATGCTTTAAGACTACCAGATTGTAATCCAGCAGTCTTTTCCATAGATTCTAATCCTGGATTACGATAGTTCGGTTCATTGACACCATACTTGGCAGAAACACCATGATGTCCGATTGTTTTACCTTGTTTATCATGTAATGTTAAGATTAAGTCTGCATTAGAGTTTACATCTTTTACACCAGTAGTCTTTTCATGGTCTCCAGGTTTGTTAGCTTTGTCTGGATTTGATGTCCAATGAACATTACCAATGTGTGCGTGGTCACCAATGTGACCATGTTCTGTAAGATGTTTCTTTAATTCTTCAGCAGTTTGTTTAGCATGAGAGTCAATCTCATTGTATGCAGCATCACCAATCTTTTTCTTTAAACGATCGTGAACTTGCACTGGTGTTCCAGCGTGTTCTTCGTTTTCAGATTCTGAACGATGGTGTGCAGGTAAAGTTTGATCTGGATGTAGATATTTTGATAGAAGAAGTTCGTGTAGTTTACCTTTGTCATCTGACTCAACATCTGATGATAGTGCACGCTCTAAGAGAACAATTGTTTCTTCTTTAAGAAATGATTTGAAATTTAACATTACGCAAATGCCTCGATTAAATGTTTATTGTGCTCTGTTTGATATGCCATCTCATTAATTGTTACATTGGAAGCACCCATAACTGGAGCAATATTATAAAATGATTTAGCCATTCTGCTAAACTCTAATGTCATAACAAACTGATAATCACCAGAACCTTTATACTGACATCTCACTCTAATTCTAGATGATGCAATGTCAGCAAAGTCTGGAATCTTATTCTTTAATTTTTGATTTAATTTTAATGGATCTGCTTTATTTAATAAAAAGAATCCATGTGTTCCTACATTAATATATGAGCACTTCTTTGAGTTATAATAATCACAAATTGCTTTAGCTGGAACAGGTATATGAACTTCGTTTGGTCCACTAAATTGTTTTATATCTTCTTTGTAAGCATCTGCTTTAGTTTTACCACTTGGAATAATCTTTTTACCTGCTTTATCGTTTTGTAGAAATGGAACTTTACCTCTCCAATTCTTACCATATGTTCCTGAGACATTCATCTCATTAAGCAGTTTGTACTTGTTTCCAAGTGCTACTAATAATTCTTTTTCTGGATCGTCTTTGGTTTCTCCATATGACCATTTACCGTCATAATACTTTAATACCAAAGAGCCTGCAGCTGTAGGTGCGATCTTTAACTCGCAACCCTCTCTGTTGACACCAGTTTTATCTCTAATAAGTTTGATTTCTAAATCTGGGCGATCTGACGATGCTCCAGCTGCACCTGACCCAGCACTGATACCGAATTTGGCTAGTGCTTTAAATGCATTGTTTTCGTAGGCGAAGCCCTGTTGTGCTGCCATCACTGTCCCTATTAGTAAATACTAATTATTTAGGACGACGAGATGCTCGGATAGTTCGCTGGTATTTACGATCCCATTTGATAATCTGCTGCATTAGTTTAGGAATTGCAACATTGTTACGATAATCGTAATCAAATGATTTAAGGATGTAATTGAGAGTGGAAGAATCTTTAGAGTGTTTAGCTCTGTTGATTAGATGTTCTGTTGAAATAGATGGTTTGTAGATTTTGAAATCGAGTAACACACAATGGGCATATGCCTGAATTTCATCGAACTCGGAGAGATATCTTCTCTCTAAATTCTTCTTTTCATGTTTTACTTTCTTGTAAGGAACGACATAGTTAGACCACTCGTCACCTCTTCTATCGTACTGCATGAAGTGAATTAACTCATGCATTTGAGTCTGAATTATACGATATTTAAACTTGTTCCAAGCAGCATCTGTGAATGGGAACTTATTAAATGTAGTTGTGTATATCTGTAAACAACACTGTCTTTCATCTGGTCCATATTCACCACCGACAGCTACATAGTTTTCATAATATTTGGCTTTGGATTTTTGTGGGAGGAACTCGACTTTGGTTCTCCACTTTTTGAAGTAATTAGAAAGACCCTTACTATCGTTGCGATAGTTATCCAGATCTTTCCATACTTTTGAAGGTACAAATGTGGCTCTGAATGGACGCTCGTAGAAGTTGAGCAAATCCATCCAATCGTAATTAGCGTTTTCTAGGAACTGAAAATTGCATGACATTTTACATCCCAGAAAGATGTTTTACATCTTGAAATGACCTTCCAAGAATGCTAATACCTTTCCCTGCTCCTCTAAGTTAGTATTATTAAACTCAGTAATATAGGGCATCAAATCAAAGTTTGATAGTAGATTACTATATTTAGTTTCTCTACCTCTTAGGAATTGCTCAGACTGGTCAGAACCACGATCTTTATATCGTTGTTCTAGGATCTCTTTAGGTGCTTTCAAATAGACTACCTGTAGGTCGGTGCTCGGAAGAGCCATAGAAAACTCTAAAAAGGACTGATTGAAGATTCGATCTCCCTCAAACAATATGTTAGAGTTATGAGTTTGAATCCACTTCTGAAGTTCGGGTTGGACTGCCATGGATAGACGATCTGTTCCAGCGAATACTTCTCCCTCTTGATACTTACCGAGAATGTATAGATCGAGTTCTTCGTTATACATAGCCGATACTAACTTGGCTGGTTCACATTCGATCCACTTTTTGTCTTCCATAAACTTACGGAAAAGAGTAGTTTTACCAGTTCCAGGTTGACCACCTACAGCAATCAATTTACGCACTTTTGGTTCTCCACGAATAACTTGAATTGAAATTTGGTCTGTTGTTCCTACATTTTCCTTAAACATTTTTCACTTCCTTAATAAAATTCTTCAATTCATCCTCTGTGAATACCCAGACTCTTCCAATAAAGTGATGAACATCTGTATTCATATCATGCTTCTTTGTAAAAGTCATTTTCTTGACTAATTCTCTAGATGCATTCTTAGCAAGATTCTCTTTAATCTCGTCTGCATAAGTTGGAACTGTATCTTTTAGTTTTAAGAGTTCATGTGCAGAAACTTTATGTTCTACAGTTAGTTTATTAAAATCATACTTGTCTAACAAGTCTTCAGTTGAAACATTCATAGCGATAGTTCCATAACTAGCAGCAGTATTTGATACAGTTATACTACCAGTAGTTATGTCACTCATAGTCACTGGTGATGTGACAGAAGTAATCGTAGTCAAACTCATGCAAAAATCTCCAATCCATTTAGTACAGGTTGCTCATCGTCAAACATCCACTCTAGATTCTCTAACTTACCTGTGTTAATAAAACTAGAGAATCTTTCTTTATCAATACCTCTTCTATGGTCTAATCGTAAGTCGATAGTTTCTTCTCGTGACTGCCATAGAACATCCCAATCAATACCATACCATCCATCTTTCTCGCACTGCATAATTTCTTCTGCTTGTCTATCAAGGTAGTATCCAAGATAACGACCATGATGTGCTCTGAATATCTTTTTGAAAGAACACAAACAGGTTTCCATTGTAAAATAATCTATCTGATTTATTAGTTCTGGAAATCTCTTCTTCGTCTCGCAAAGAATCTCGTACGCTTGTGCTTCAAGGTTGCTATAATGTCCTCCAGTGAGTTTTCGATCCACAAAGTCTTCCTGTCCAACGGCATAAAGCAATCCATTACGATGAGAGCGAGAGCCATCAAAATCATCCAACATGAGAGAAGTAGGATTGATAGGAACACCAGCGGTATGCTTAAGATGCTGAAGATAAAACCAAGTGGAATAACGACCAAACTTATGCAACCCAGACTTAATGCCTGTCCACAAGTTATTAAAGTTCTCTTCTTCATTGTGTCCATAATATTCTTCTAACCTTTCTCTCTGTGTTTTGTCTCCCACAAATTGTTGATAAGAAGCGAACATGGTAGGGAGATGTCCTTTGTTCCACTTTGTATCAGTCTGATATCTTAATCGTTTATAATTTGTAGAGTTCCATTGTGTCATACGATCTACAGTCGCCAATTCAAAGTCAGGAAACTCATTCATAAGAATCCATGCAGTTGGAAGATAGTATGTATTACCATACAACCAACACAACCATAACTTCTGTTCATCGTTATGCTCGTATCTTTTATTAAGATAGTTTGTTGCCCATACTGCTGGATCGCAATCATCATAC